CTTTAATATCCATGCCAGTAAGCTGTGATAATATAGCAGCATCAGAAGCAACTGTTGCTGATTTAATTACAACTGGATAATCTTTAGAGTTAACTAGCTTTGCCCATATTGATAGAACGCTGTCTCTTCCATATCCATATGTGCCTCTCATAATCTGACCGCCAAAACTATATCCGCTATTTGCTGCATCTACTGCTGCATACAGCTCAGGCATTCTTTGAATCTTAGGACCAAACACTACTTCCCGTGGAGTAAGTGCTGCTGTTATCTTTCCGCCGTCTTCATATGTAGCTGCAGCCATTTCAACGAGTGGGGCATTCGCTGGGTCCATTGAAGCAGACTGATTTAGTACATAACCTCCGATTGGAACGCTACCAAGCCTGTCGTCATAGTTAATTGAAGATGGTCCAGATACCATTGTCTTTCCTGGACCAAAGGACTCAACTCCTCCACCATCATTGAACTTAGGCATTCTTGTTGTCTGAATGCTGTAAGGAGCTCCAAATGTTCTTACTCCACGAACTCTTCCAAACTCTTCCATGACTGCCCTGTTGGATTCTTTCTTATATAAATCTCTTAATGTAAATTGTCCATTTGCATCAACAACTGGTTGATTCATCATTGGAGCTTTTGTTAAATCTAATGTACGTCCTCTGCCTACTGCATATGCACTTACAGCAGATCCCATTTCTGCTTCTATCTGTGCATTTAGTGCAAGTATTCTTGCCTTTGCTTGGTCTACAGTAATTTCAGCATTTCTCATTTGTTGCACAATTAATGCAGATTGCTCTGCTGCGCTATTTGCAAATCTTTGAGTTATAGGAAGTATGTCATCAAATGTATCTAATAGCTCTCTACTTACTGTTCCGCCCATAGCAATAGTCTTCTTTAATGTAGCAACTTCTTGCTCAGTTTGCATTCCAAGTGTTGCCATTAATGCGTGGAACTTAGCTGCTTCTCCTGGAACAATTCCTGTGGATATCCCCTTAACGCTTGTTAGACCTTCAATATTTGGAAGTCTATCATGCATGTACATTTGTGGAGTTCTTGATATTCCTCTATTAACTGGAATAGCTCCTGGTACCCCGCCAAATATAGTTGCTGGGTTATTTATATCTCTTGGTCTAATGTGAGACATTGCTCTAGTATTAGGATCTCCTACATACGGATCGTTAGGGTCTACGAATCTTCTTCCAGCTGCAACAACTGCATTTCCATCAACTGTGCTAACTCCTGGGTTTACAGGAACTGCATTTTTCATTGAAGCTGCTTGCAGGTTTTGATAATCTAAAACAAGCTTTTGTAATGCGTTGTGTAAAACTTGAGCTGCTGCTGCATCTGAATAGAACGCATTCTCAACCATCTCTGCTGCTTTTTGAGCAGCAATAATTTCTGGGGTGAGCATTTTCCATCCGTTTGCTCTCATAAAGAAAGATCTAAGCTGGACTATTCCCTTTGTTATATAGCCGAAGAAGTTTGCAAGCACACCAGTTAACATAATAAGTGGACCAACTAATGCTGTGAATCCTGCCATAAATGTAAGAGCTTTTTTAATTGGTGTTGGCAACTCAGTAAAGAAATTCAGAATCTTTGATGCTGCATTTAGAATCTTAGTTCCTATACCGAGGAACTCTTCTCCTACGCTTGCTAGCTCTGCCTTTAGGCTTTCCATAGCCTTTCTGTATTTACCAGATGCAGATTCTGTAATCATTCCTAATTCTCGCTCTGCAATACCAGCCAAATCTGAAGTACTTGCTTTCATTAAATCCATAACCTGAAGCGTCTGGCTTCCTTCTTTTCCAAGGTTATTGAGCAGTGCGCTCATTCTTGCAAACTGGAACTTTCCAAACATTTGCTCTAGCGCTCTTGCTTTACTCAATGGGTCTAGCTTATTAAGAGCAGTTTGTAGATCCATCAACATGCCAGTTGTGTTTCCAGTATTTTTGGCAACCATTCCCATTACATCTATACCGAAGTCTGACATGATTCCAACTGTTTGCTTTGTTGGGTTAATTAAAGAAGCAAGTCCTGACTTTAATGCGTTTGCTCCTTCAGATGCATTAATACCACCCTCTCTCATTGCTGTCATATAGAGAGCTAGGTCTTCAATGCTTCCGCCTAGTTGCTGTATAACTGGACCAGCTTTTGGAATAGCTTCTACTAAATCGTTAAGAGTTGTAGATGTCTGGTTTTCAACTGCGTTAAGGAAGTTAATTGATTCTGTAAGTTGTTCTGTGTTCTGCTTAAATGCTGTTTGAATTGAAAGTGTAGCCTTCATTGCATCTTGTCTGTCTACTTCACCAAGAATAGATAGTCTTGTTGTTTCTTCTATTGAGCCAAGCAGCTCGTTACCCATCTTTCCAGTTGCTGCAATATCTGCACCTAAAGCAATTGTATCTTTAAAAGAAGCACCCATTGTTTGAGATAAAGACTTTGCTGTCTGAATAACTTCTTCTCTAATTGCTTTTAAATCTGTTGCAGATGTTGCTGCTAGTCCACCATAAACCTTTGTAAGTCTTACGAGCTCTTGGTCTGCTTCTCTAAAAGCTTTTGAAGCTGCGGCACCAAACATTGTTAATGGTACTGTAAGACCAACTGTAAGCTGACGACCTGCCCACTGAGTATTCTTACCCCAGTTAATTAAAGATCCTGCTCCTTCAGATAGTGCACGATTCATTATTTGCAGTTCCATACGAGCTAGCTGTGCGCTATTCTTTACAGCATCTAATCCTCTTGGGATCATGACGTTGTACTGCATTAAACCTTGAGCATTTCTGCCTAAAGGTTGCAGGACTGAGTTTTGAAGCATAACTTGCTCTTTGGCAAGTTCTCTGATCATTCCCTTTTGAGTAGTAGCATGCTCTCTAAAAGTTTGGAAATAGTTTTTAAGCTTTAATCTGCCTGCATCTAAATTCTTACCGAACTTATCAACATCTGAATTAAGGTTTACAAAGTGGCTGGAGAATTGTCCGCTTCCAGTTAGTGTGTCTCTAAATAAATTGTTTGCTAATTTTGTTGAAGAAGAAATTGCCTTGTTGGAAGCAAGTAATTCTCTTTGGAGTTGCTGAAGACTAGCACTAGCCCTGTGTACTTCAGACACAAGGCTAGACAAGTCGGCTTTGGCGACTATGGAGGTTACAATTTGTTCGTCAGCCACTAATTACTCCTAGAGTATCCTAACCCTGCGCCAATTCCAAATCCAGCTTGTGCTGCGAAGGGTCCTTGTAAACTAACAACATCATCTGCTGATGCTTTAATCCCAAGAGCTCTTCTTTGGATATCTTCAAAGGTAGAACCTTTTTCTTTTTCTTCTTCTGCATCATCATCTAATTGGATTCCTTTTAGTGATGCTGCAAACTTTCTCTGGTTATGTTCTTTTTGATTCATCGCTGTTAGGGTCTGAATCAATTCTGGCATTGATAAATTTTCTTCTAAATCTTCGTAATTCTTCCAATGTCCTAAAAGAAAAACTTGTCCCTCTAAAGCGGCTAAATCTAGTTCTGACCAGCCAGTACCGCTGCCGCTATTAGGTTTGGGTCGTCCATCTTAATTCCTCCGCAAACTTCAAGGATTCTGTTAATTGTTGGAACGTCCAGTGCATCTTCAAGCTTGTCGAGATCTGCAACGAGATCTGGTAGCTGAGTCTCTAGTGCTACTCCGCATGCCTCAACAAGAATACCGAGTGTTGCTGTCTCGTCTTCTGCGTCTTGCACTTTCTTAATTACTTCCATAAACTTTCGTAGTTGCTTGATTGATAATGGCTTGAGCTTTACTTTAGCTCCGCTTTGTAGTTCAATCTCTTCTACATCATATACTGTACTTGCCAATTTATCCTCCTTAAGGATCGTCTAAATTATTATAGCATAACCATTATACGGGTACAACAGCAAAGCCCCCAATTTCTTGGGGGCTTTGATATTAATTATTAATATAATTAAACTGTTAGAACACGGTCAATAATCTTACCGTACTCTGAACCAGCATGCGCTGCGTCACCTGATGGTAGCAAGCGGAATGTTACTGGGAATGTAGTTGCTGCTGTACGAGCCAAAGAGAACTGTGACTGTTCAACAGACAAAACACGACGTGCATAGTATACACGCTCAGTTGCTGATGCTTCTGAAGTTGGAGCCTGTCCAACTGCAATTAGCTGACGCTCTGTTGGAGCTGCACCAAGTGCACCTGCTTCCAAACCTAGTGTGTCGACTGCTGTTGCGCCAGTTCCTGATGATGTAAGAGTTGATCCCTTTTGACCAAATACTGCAAGAACGTTCTCTAGAGTACCTTCTGCCATTTCTGTTGAAATTTGAACCATCATCGCAGACTTAAACAGCTTAGCTGTATCTAGCAACTGATCTACAGTTACCGAGTCAAATGTTGGCTGGTAGCTGATCTGAAGACCGTTATTTGTGTAACCAACGTTACGGTAAGCTCCACCAATTGCTGGTGTGCTTTCTGTAGGCGTTGCTGTCTGTGTAGCACCTGTTGTTGTTAGAACCTTGTTTAGTGTTGTAGTGTAAGACTCTCCCGATGAGAATGCTGGTACGAAACGATTCTTTGATGCAACAAAAGCGTTTGCTTCGCCTGCATCCATGCTTGAATCATAACCAGAAACTGTTGAATCTTCTACTGACAAAAATAGTGGTGATGCTCCAACAAGAATGTTGCGGGCGTCTCCTGTATTTTGATATGCCATAATTGTATTGCCTCCTGATTTCATGAAATTGATATATATATATGTGGCTGGCTAGGCCCTTTCCTCTAGTCTAATTTTACTCTACTAGGGTATAAAAGGCAAATTAGGAAAATCTGCCTTGTCCATCTGTTATTCTTGAATACTTTACTTCTAATATTACATCTGCTGCATAGAAGCCCTGTATTTCTTCTGATGGGGCTGTAGATGATATATCTGCTATATGGATACTATGGAACTTGAATTTATCTGATAGCCCCGCCCATTTATTCACATCTCTGGCAGACTCATCCATTCTTCTAAATTCGTCTGTAAGGAAGTTTCGTATCTCAACAATATCTAGCAAGTCTGGTGAATATAGGGTAAGAAGGATCTGCTCGCAGCATATCATCCAGTTGTTCTCATATGACATTCCAACCTTGTCATAGACTATATGCTTCTTTCCGCTAAGGAACTGATTCATTTCTGGCTGTTGCTGTACTGGGACAATCGGTACAAGTGTCTCATTTAGATTGTCTGAATAATAATCTTCTTCATTAAATATGCCAAGCCATGTAAGTCTATTCCATAAGAACTTTCTTATTTCAAACATTGCATCTAGTTTATAATTAGCCATTTACTAACCTCGCAAATGCTGCTGATGTTGCAATTTCTGCTTCATTTGCCAATTGATTTGGAGAGAAGCTATATTTAACTGATTTAACTTGTGCTGGTACACCTAATGCTCTAGACAATGATGAATTAAATAGTCTTTGGAATCCCGATTTTTTTATAGACATATTAACTAGCTGCCCAGTAAAGAAGTATCTGTATTGTGCAAAGAATGCATTTTTAGTTGCAGCTCCGCCTGGCTTTTTAACAGTAACAGATTCTCCCTTTGGCATAAATATTGTGTATCCATCAATATCAAATACGAGTCTTTCAGAAAACCTTGGGGCAATAACTACTGTCTTGCCTTCTTCCATAATCGAAGCTTTCTTGACAAACACATGTTTATTGTTAGAGTTTTCAGAAGGAACAAAAGATTTGGAGTCCGTTAGTTCATAATTAACTTTTAGAGAAAGTCCATCGGCTGGGAGCTGCTTTAGTTTAAATAATCTTGCCTGATCGTCGCCTATTCTACCCCACTCATAAACATGGTGAAAAGATTTAGGTGCTGTTCTTGCCTTAGCATCTACATAGTCTCCAAAATCAACTTGAAGTTGATCAAAGATTACATTTCTAAATGCCGATTGAAATTGAGGATTTTCTGCAAGCTTGGCCATGACATTTGTTTTATAAAACAATGCAGCAGATATTTGTGCAACTGTACTATCTCTTATTGCACCACTTACTGGCTTATTAGCCATAAGGTTAACTAATCCGCTTGCTGCTTTAATTGCTAAAACTTCAGATGCCAATTTGTTGATTCTCCGCTCTTTGTAATGAAGAGTTGTAACCTACAACATTTCCAAATGGGTCTGAGATTGGTGTGGTTCCTACGACATCAAAAACTGTATCTGTATCGCTTGGATAGTTTAGCTCATACCAGATAGGCTTTCCATTTACATCTCGGATATTCTTAACCTTATCTCTTGCAGTTAATCTGTCAGATGTTCTAGCCTCTATGTATTGGTTGTTTGAATATTTATTTGAAAACTTCTGGCTATCATTAGACCTGTTTCTGCTTTCGGTAATTACTCCTCTAGCATAGCAATCAATTGTTTTTATAAAAGAAAACTCTCTTATCATTGCCCCAGTATCTTTATCCTGCTGCTCAGTTTGTCTATACACATCCATCTTCATGGTCATAAGGCCATCTACTAAATCAAACATTACACCAGAACCATTTGTGTTATTACATAGTCTGCAAGTAGCTTGTCTGCGTATGAAGAGCCAGTTCCGCTAAATGCTTCTGAAGAATACTCAAAGTCCCAATCTGTTGTGGAAACCTTTTTAACGTACCTGTCTTTCCAAACACGATCCTTTGCAAAGTACATCTTCATTATTTCTACAGCTGCATCACGAACCTCATTTGGAACATACTCCCAACCAAATCTGGCGTAGACCTTATAATTCTTAGACCTTCTAAATATATCTGGAGAAGAGTCGTGAATTGACGGAGGCACCATTCCGTTAGCTATATAAACATCGTTATCTAAAATAGATGCTATGTTTACCTTTAGCCCAAAACCGCTTGTAGTGATATCTATGGTAAGCCCAAGGTTATTGACTTCATTTAAATTATCAACAAGTAGCTGATCATTTGCGTGAAGGGTGTGAAGTCTATTTACTTTTTTAGTAAGAGGCATAGTGTCAGAATCATTTCCTACTGAAGAAAAATAATCATCATGTAGGAAAAACTTTTGACCAGTATAACCATCAATTATATTTCTTGCATATCTTTCAGCAAGCTTAAGTTCTTGATATGTTTTATGGTTTGGATCATTTGAATCTGAACCTAATCCCATTTCTTGTGCAGCCTCTTGCATATCCACATAAGGAGTTACGATATCAAGCATTGTAGTGTTAGAATATGCAACACTTTCATATTGCCATTCCCATACTAGCTTAAACTTTCTTGTTCTTGCTGTGTAGGATAGTGGTAAATAAACTACGTAAGAGCCTGTATCGACTTCGCTTTGTTCCGCCGTAAGAGTTGTAAGTATTGATGCTGGATTAATTGGTGGAGATATGACTGGGTCACCAGTTATGTCATAAACTTTGACAGTTACTGGAGAGCTAGGTGTTACAGCTTCACCCTTCACGTAAATCTTTGTTGTTGCGGGTGTGCTTGTGTTTACATATATCTCTGCCATTTGTTAGGCTTAGTTATAGTACTCCTGTACTTCTCTAGGGGTAGCTAATCTAAACCCTTCCTCCTTATCAAAAATTTCTTGAGCCACATCGGGCTTCATTGCTACAAATGGATGATCTCTTGTAAATGTGAAGCCTAGGGCATCGTATCTAGCATTTGGTCTATCCATCTTTACTAGAATCATATCTTCATCAAGTTTTTGATTTGGATCCAGTCTAGGAAGAATCTCATCTGCATCTTCTTTTGCACTTTCAATATTTTTTAGTGTTCCTTGATAAACTGACCAAGTAACCCCTTCTTCTGCAAGTGCTGCAATTACATCTGCTTTATTTTTTAGTCCATCGACATCAACTGCAAAGTTTGCTGCTAATGTCTTTAGATCCTTGACCTTAAGTGTGTCAAATGACATATATACTCCTTTGGTATGTATATAAATTATAGCACTAGAAAATTAAAATGAAAAGCCCCCAAAATTAATTGGGGGCCTTTCCAGCAAGTTATTTCTTATTTAATTAAGAAGCAACCTTAACGTCTTTAACGACTACCCATGCATCTGCCTGCTCAATTTGGGTTCCAACACGAGTATACATTGTATATTCGATTGAGTCCTTCTTTGGCCAGAAGAATCGGTAAACAGTTACGTCACGCTTGATACCAATAACTACGTTATTAGGGAATGTCAAGTGAACGTCTCCATGATCTCCTGTTGGTGTTGCATATGAACCAGTCTGAGTTTCTTTTAGTAGCGGAACTTCAACAATTGGAATACCAAATGCGAATGGAGCTACATACCCTGCTGGACCACCTAGACCACCCTGGTCACCACGGATAATGCTTGAAGCAATATCTTGTGGGTTGACGTTCTGGATGTTCTGTGATGTTGAGTACAAGTAGTCTTGAATTAGGTTTGAGCCTGCAAGGAAGCGTAGGTCTGGACGACGCTGCTTGTACTTACGTGGCATTGCCTTAAGAGCCTTGTTGAAGATTTCACGGGAAATTACTGCGCCCGCTCCAGCTACTACGTGGCCGTTTGCCTTTGCAATCTTAACAACACCGTCGAATGACTTATAAAGTGCATCTCCAGTTAGAGCTGTGTTACCGTTAAGAACTACGTCCTCAAGGTCGTTACCAGCTTGTGTCGCCATAAGTCTTGCAATGTGATCTTCTAGATCTGCACCTTCAATGTTGTCTTCTAGAGACTCAGTTGAAAGCTCCCAATCTAGACGAAGCTTCTTTGTTGTGAGAGAAATCTTTGAGAACTGTACGGCTGCATTTGAGCCAGTGTTCTCTGCTTCAGCTGCAAGCTTCATAAGCTTCTCGCCAACGCCAATACGATCAATCTCTGTAGTGTCAGCTCTCATTCGAACTGTACGTGCTACTTTACCGATTACTGTTGCATCGAACATGTAATCAAGGAATCTTGCGGATTGCTCAGGATTGAGCAAGCCTCCCTTACCCTCGGAACCTACGTGAATTCCGTCGGTAGGGTTTGCTGCGCCAGTCATTCCACCTGTTAGTGTTGTGCCTGCTTCAGCTGCTTTTGCTAATAGTTCATTACTCATTAGTTTTTCACCATACCCTTATTTTGTTAATTCGCTAACGGAACCGAGGAAAGTGCCGTTCCATTTTGATTTTTTGATTGTTGTTACTCCCGCTGACCCGCCAAGGTCAGAGGACTTCTTGATTGCAGTGTCTGATTCTACTGCGTCTACTCTTTTTTCAACTGTGTCCATTATGGACTTGATTGAATCAACTGCTGTTGAGAGTTCTGTGTGCTTTTCTGCTAATTCTGAAATTCTCAAATCGACATTCTTGCTAAAAGCTTCGACTGTCTCCTTGATTGTTGAAACCTGAGCAGCGTTTGCCTCAGAGGCCTTTTCCAAAGTCTCTGAGAAGAAACCCTTAAGGTCGCCTAGCATTTTAACAAAGTCAGGTGATTCCTGAGTTGTTAGTTCTGCTGATTTTTCCAGAACTTCGGCAGAAGTTTCTTCAGCTACAACTTCAGCAGACTCTTGTTCTACTGGGGCAACTTCTTCAATAATTTCTGCAGGTGCTTCTGGAGCTACTGCTTCTTCTACTACTGGAGTTGCTTCTGTTACATTAAGCTTTTCCACTTCATTTCCTCCTTCTGCAATTGCCATATTTATATTTGTGTTGTCAGGCAATGTTTGCAATCTTGATCTACGTGAATCAAGAATCTTCTCTATTTCTTTTGCTTTGTTTACGTCGTTAGATTCAACCCATCCAATAAGTTCTGTTTTCTTTCCAGTAACTGGAGACAAGTATTCTGATTCTGTTGACATAAAAACAGAATCGCTATCTGCACAATAAAAAATATTTTCCATTTTGACATCTGCTGCGATGCCTTTAAAAATCATTTGTCCGTTTACTTTTTCAATAGATAAAATGTTACATAGTTCATTTGCTGGTGAATCAACGATTGATAGTTCTACTAGTGCATAGTCTTTAATAAATCTTACAGATGCTCCAGTTGATTTGTTTACTTCGTTATCTGATTCAAGAATCTTTCCGCCGATTGAAAATCCAGTTAGAGTTCCATCTAGAACTTTCTCCCAGGTATCCTGTGCGCCCTTTGAAATGTATGCATCAACGTAAACTCCGTTGTAAAATTCTTTTGTTGTTGGATCGTAAAAAGTTTCTGGACGGAATGATGCAACCTTGCCAACTGCAAGTGGCTGATGCATCTCTCTTAGATTTCCTCTGAAGCTTTCGAATGCTTTCATTGAAGCTTCTTGCGTAACGACGTCACCAGTCTGATCCAGGTTATCTAGTGTAGCGAATCCTGAGACTGTTCTTTTTTCTCTATTGACCTTTGTAAATGGAACTGATAAATTAATAGCATTTCCATTAGAGGACCAATGTGACTTTTCTATGATCATATGTTATATATTATAGAGATTATTGTATCAAAAGGCAAATAACTAGTTGAGTAGGACTAGTTGACTTGTCTTCCATCTCCCTTTGCATTTCTGCCCTCCCCAGATTTATCTGGGGAATTTGCTGATCTTTCTTGGTCACGGGTTCTACTTTGAGTAGCCTGAGCCTTAATTTCGGCTGCCTGTGCTGCA